TTCAAAAAAGATACATCATACCTAGTATCTTCTACATCAAAGTATTGTGAAAATCTAAGTCGTTCACATGCATCAAATCACGTATGGTTTTTGATAGAGGGTGACGCGATCAACCAAAAATGTTTTTGTACGTGTGAAACGATGAAAGGAAGAAAATATGGGTTTTGTAAAAATTTTGGTGGGCGTAGACACATGTTACCGGATAAAATTTATAAAGCCATGTATCCAGATGGATACAAACCGCACATGTTTTGTCAACCCGTTCCAAAAGAAGTTAAACCCAGTTCAGAAAGTTTGGTTGATATGCTGTCCAGTTTTATAAGTAAATACGTCACAAAAAATACTACAAAAGTTTTGTCCGTTACAAAAAAAATGAAAAAAATGTATATCATCAACACAAACGCACATTGTCAGACGTGTAATAAAGATAATTTACAGTTTAAAATAAAGCAGAATTCAGTATTAGAGCAGTTATGTACGTGTAAAACGCGATCTCATAATCTCTTAGATAAAATAAAAAGAGTATTATAAGAGATGTATGTCATACTTTTTATCATAGTTTTGTTTCTCATATTTTCAAATACAATCACGGTAGAAACCAAAAAAGATATAATAGATGATCTCATAAAAGAGACTGAAATCTATTCGGGTATAAACCCAGAACTATACACAGATTTTATCACGAACATACAATTCGCAAAAGATAATGTTAAAGACGTATACATAGCTTACGATCACGTTTTAAAAGCTTTGGATCACTTTAACGAAATAGCTCTTTATGTTATTCCCATAGATCCGGATATTCAGGACGAAATAACTGTTCTGAACGAGAAAATACTATTAGAGTTTGAAAAAAGGTTTAAAAGAGAAGCAAACAATCAAAACTTACGTTTTGTACCTAAATATACTTAAAAGATATCTTTTAATAATTCTTACATATGACCACAGTCAAAACTCGTTCAGGAAGAGTATCTAAACAACCGAATCGTTTAGAGCCTACAGAGGTACCAGAAGATGATTATAACGATGAATCAGACGAAGATTTTTGTGAAACGGATGGGGAAGACATATGCGAAACCGATGATGAGAGCGAATCGGATGACGAAATTGACGCGGATGAGCAAGGTAATCTAAAAGGGTTCGTAGTCGATGACGATGAAGTTAGCGAAGATGAGAGTTATGTTGAGAGTGATGAGGAATATTCGGCTTAAAAAGATAAGTAATTATATTACATATGGAAACAGAACTTGGCAACCCCATTGAATATAGCCCGGAACTTCCAACTAAAGAAGATCCGATACATAACGAGGAAATGGAAGCTCCGTATTACCTTCCTCATCCATCTATGATGATGCAGCCACCTCCTATGATGCAACCACAGATGGAAAAGAATGATTTCTTGTCTAATTTAGATAAGAATGCGTATATCATAATTTTTGTATCATTTATATTAGGTTTCTTCATGGGAAAGACGATGCAACCAGTCATCCTTCGCCCCGGATAATATTACTTTTTAAATTTAGATTTAGAAGTGATTAAGTCGTCTACGTATTCCGCGATTTGTTGTTCCGTTAGACCACGTTTTCGCAATCTACGTTCTAAGCTAGAAATAGCTTCGTCACGTGTTGGTTTTTCGGTTTCAACGTAATCAAACGACCATTTATCACTCTCTCCGGATGAGTATCCATCAAAATTTCCCACAGACCCTTCAACCTTCTCGTTATACGAGTATCTACCCGTACTCTTATAATAAGGATCATACAAATTACTTTTCATCACGTCGCTCGCGGTTGTCACGATCTCATCAACCTTGGTATAAAACTTTACATCTGGGTTGATGTATACATATACCACGAGTAAAAATATACACGCTAAAAACAGTAATGTCAAACTTGGAATAGAAGCATACATTTTCTTATTAAAAGAGAATATTTTTTTAATAAGAAAACTCTTTACAAATTTTTTTAAAAAATTCCAAATGTTTTTTTTTATTTTTTTCTTTATAATTTTTTTAAAAAATTCCAAACTAGTTTTTATTTTTATTTTTCCTCGGAAGACTCTTCCTCAATAGTTGAGGGGGTATCATCTAGACGTTTCTTTTGTCTCTCGACAATCTCGTCGGCCACAATCTTGTCAGCCTTCTTGACCAGTTCCTCCATGGGAGTATCAGGCTCTTCCTTTTGAAGTCGCTCGAGTACATCCGCTGGATGGCTAACTGGTGGCTCGTCGGGTTTGTTATAGAACCTAGAGTTTTCATCTCCGGGTTTATGGTAATTCGACGACTCAACCATGTCACGCTTACGCTCACTAAACATCTTCGCAGCCTGAGCCTGGTTATCCCTGTAACCAGTCATCAATTCCTCTAGTTTATCGTTCGTGTAATGAGCATCTTCAATCTTTGACGGATCAGGTGGGATGAGGAGCCACTTGTACATATCCACTACATAAATATCAAACGTGGAGTCTTCCGTTTGCAACCTCTTCGCGTGTGAAGCGGCTTCGTCCCGGGTAGAAAACGCACCGCGAATCTTAATACCAAACTTATCATTCTTCTGGGGAGCCTCTGGTCCAACTACGGACAAGCACGCAAACAACTGACCGGGAACGGTAGTGTAATCTTGTTCGAGACTCATTTGTACTTATTACTGTACTCTAGGCTTTAAACTGTTTTTCTAACCTAAGATGTTTAAAGATATCGTAATATTATCAACCATGGAAGAGATTCGTCGTCTACACAACGACGAGAAACGAGCCCTCATAGAACTTGTTACTCGAAAGGGTGATAGTATACTCGACGTAGGGTGTGGGTTCGGGGGTGATCTTCAAAAATGGAAAAAGGTAGGGGCAAATATAAACATGTGTGAACCGAATGAAAATGCATTAAACGAAGCTAAAAGTCGTGCGAAAAATATGAAGATACGAGTCAATTTTTACCACGGGGATATACACTCATGTCCAAATAGAAAATATGATATCGTGTGCTATAATTTTGCCTTACACTATATATTCGAAGATCGCGACATGTTTATGAACAGTTTACAAGCTGTAAAAAGGCGGTTAAAACCTGGTGGACGATTTATTGGGATCATCCCAGATTCAGAAAAATTGATATTCAAGACACCGATGACAGATGACATGGGTAATTTTTTTAAACTAAAAGAGACGAGCTGTGGAAACTTCGGTGAAAAGTTGTTCGTACATTTATCAGACACACCGTATTACGCTGACGGACCTAAATCAGAACCTCTGGCACATAAAGATTTATTGATCACACAACTCGAAAATATCGGATTCAGTATGGAAAAATGGGAAGGATTATCAGGAAATCCAATAACAGAGTTGTATAGTAAATTTATCTTCGTATATAGAAATGATAGTTCTGGTCGTACTACTCATACTTAATTATTTGATGTATTCAAATTTAAAACCAAACCAAAAATTGGTAGAAGTCAGGGAGAAATATAAAACACTGAGGGAATATTTAATCGAGACGGATAATCGCGATTTTGAAGATATATATCATGAAATACCTTTAATCGCGTACGAAAGAATGTCGTCTTCCGTTGGATACAATGTTAACAAGGGACAGGAGATAGGTATATGTATAGATGGTGACGTAAACGAGATATTCCATGTATTACTCCACGAATTAGCACATTGCGTTGTAGACGAATATACGCACAGCGAAGAATATTGGAAAAAATTTGACACCCTAAAAACAATTTCTATTACTCTCGGCGTTTATAAATCTATTCCAGAGGAAAGTCCTTTTTGTGGTAAACATGTATCAGATAAATAATATTTATTTATATAAATGGATATAGACCCCTCTTCTACTGTATCGGCCTCCAGACTGGTCGTATCGTTGGTATCTTGGTTTTTACTTTTATTCGGTATAGCCATTATTCGTCTTGAATTCGCGTACTGGCTTAACGGTGTTTTACTCACGGTAATTTTACCGTTACTTATTTGGTACCTGGGTAATCATAGCATATTCTTGAGTGTCTCTAGTGGAACGGCGGTTATAACTGCTGCTGCTGCTGGGTTATTTATTATTATGCTCACGGAGGGTATAAAGTGGAAAAGGTTAAAGCGGTATCTTAAGGAATTCGGTAAAGATCCGCAGGAAACGGCCATAGCGACCACGATAATCATGGTCAGTATGGCAGTTGCACTTGTGTTAGTATATTTGGCACAGGGTGGTGATGTACTCGCGAGAGTGCGATTTTAGAAATATCGGTTTACGATAAAGAAAATAATAGCCGCAACAGCGCCGGTCGAGGCTAAGCCTACGAGACTGCGATTTCCCTGCGTATTAAGAAACTGTGGAATAGTACTAGCTAACTTTTCCTGAACAGGTTTGCTAATAGCAGCGGCGGTACAAGCGGCAACTAACACCGCGTGTAATTGCTCATCAGTTAAATCAAACGGGTTCTTCTTTCCCTTCTTTTCCTTAGTCTCCGTCCCGGAAACGGACATGGTAGTCGTGGGAGGGGGAGGTACCATAACCTGTTGTTGAATCATGCGGGGGTCTACAGAAAGAGATGGTGGTTCCATCATGTCTTGCGGTTGACCCATAATATCGGCAATAGGTGTGGAATCCATCATATCTTTATTTTCTCCTACATTTTTTTCTGGCATTTTTGGCACGAACGACGTCGTCTGGTTATTATTAGTAAGTGGTACCATGCCATCACCCGAATCGGAAAGATTAAACGTTGGAATGTCCGCTGACATTTACATTTACAAAAGTTTTTTTGAATTAATTCTTTGCGCGATTACTTGGTCTTGGTGATCTTGATAGCGGTCGATCTACCTTTTATTTTACTTGGATCTATCCTTGGTCCATTCTTTTTTGTGGTGATCATCTTTTTGTGCGCTTGCCAGTATTCTGGGGCTCCGACCTTAAAATTTTTCCGAATCGTAGCTTTATACCAAAATACACAGTCTTCTATCTTGTTACTCTTACTGGTGTTATCCAAAACAATACATTCATAATTCTCGGTACAAGCATCCATGACTTTGTTAAACATGTCGAACGTCGGGAAAATACCAAAAAAGGATTTGTAAAGCTTCTCTCGATTCTGAATGATGTTCTCCCTGAGAATAAACACATAATCCACGTTAGCTCGTAGTGCTGGTGGAAGATCCATACAATACTGCATCGTCAACATGAAAAAAATTTTCCAGTGCCGGCCATTCATAAAACATTGCCTGATGCATGTGTCGCGCATGAATTTATTGTCGTACATGCAATCGTCTAATAAGAGGAATGCTCCACAATTTTGTTTTCCAGCACCAACGAGTTTTCTTTGCCTGTCCATTACACGCTCTATAGCCTCTCTGTCGTAGTCTCCGTATATAAACAGGTCGGGTATATACTGTTGGTAGTAATGATTACCTTCTTCTGTCGCAGACAATACGATACCAGCCGGTAAATGCTTCTTATGAAATAGAATGTCCGTAACTAATGTTGATTTACCTGTATTACGTTTTCCTATGAATACACATACCCTGTCGTCTGACATAACTCTTGGGTTAAATTTACGTAAACGTAAATCCATCTATAATACCGCCCCGTTTTATTTCATAAAATTTTACTCACATGTATTAGGAATGGCAGGTCGTATTAGACTCGCCGTCACCGGTATCCAAGATCAATGGCTTACTGGAGAGCCACAATTTTCGTATTTCGTCATGAACTACAAGAGACATACACGGTTTTCTACAGAAGCCGTTGAAATGCCGTTCGACGGTAAATGTGATTTCTCAAGCTCTGTTGAATGTAGAATTCCACAAAACATAGGGGATCTCATACGTAGTACGATGTTGAAAATTAAATTGGGTAAATTATCGACTGACACATCTACTGAAAAATATAGATACAACACTCCAGCAGCCCTGAGTATCATAAAATACGTCGACCTCGTAATTGGAGGGCAAATTATAGAGCGTCTCACAGGTGATTATATCTATATGTATAATCAGTTACACAACAATAAAGATGATGTAAACCAATCTCTTTATTTCTTATCTGGACACGGTGAACATCTGCAAGTATCGGATTCATACAATACATTTTACGTAAATATTCCATTTTACTTTTTTAGAAATCCTAGCTTGGCAGTACCCGTCTGTGCAATCACCAAACAACTCGTCGAAGTACGTGTCACGTTCAAAGATGTAAATGATGATGTAACTTTCAAATATACCGTAAATGGGTCGGTGACTACGAGAGATAAAACAACCGAAGGATCTATCGACAACGTTTCACTCATTACCGATTTCTATTTCGTCGCTGAAGATGAAAGAAACTTTTTACTCACACGTCCGATGGAATACATAATATCACAGTTACAAATGTCTAAATTGGTGTATAAGCCAAACGAATCAAAAAAATCAGCTCTTTTGAAATTTAAGCACCCCGTCAAAGAGTTATTCTTCTTAGCGAAGGAAAAAACTGGAAATTCCGATCAACTTCTTGATACATCAATTACAGATCAGGAATTTACGACACTTTTACCAGGTAAACGTTCTGATCACAGATTAATAAAAAACGTAAAATTTGCATGTAACGGTGAAACTATTTTCGATCAAAGTGGGCAATATCTGGCGTATGAACAATCTCTTCGACACCATACAGGATGCCCAGACCCCGCGTATGAATTTTATTCATATTCATTCTCTTTAAAACCAGAACAACACTATCCATCCGGGCAATTAAACATGAGTCGTATAATACATAAGAAAATTGATATAGAATTGGAAGAAACATCAACTACGCGCGACATAGATGTTTCAGTATACGCATTAAATTACAATGTTCTTCACGTGGCCAGCGGTTTAGTTGGTTTAAAATTTTAACGTATAATATTAGTAATGGCTGGCCGTGTTCAGCTTGCAACAAAAGGATCACAGGATGCCTTTTTTACGGACAACCCAGACTATTCCCATTTCTTAAGAAGTTTCAGGAAACACTCTAATTTTGCTATGTTTGATGTAAAGCACGAACTTCACGGTAAACAAGACTATGAAAGTACGTTAAAGTGTACTATTCCCATAAATTGTGGGGATCTCATAAAGGGTGTGCGTTTACATATTGAGTTATCGGATCTCTTACATGATGGCGTGTACCAAAAATACAACGAATCCATAGGACACGCTATCATAGAATATGTTGATTTAATCATAGGCGGTCAATTAATTCAAAGAGTGCCGCGAGATTGGTTACAGATTTATTCGGAACAGTATTTGACTCAAACGAAGCAAAGCAATTTATCAAAACTCATAGGTAAATCACCCGAAGAAAGTTCTGGTAAAACTGTCAGTGATGCATCCATCGACGGATATTTGGATAAAGCCACCACACCCCAAAAATTTATCGTAGATATTCCGTTTTATTTTCATAATAATATGGAATTGGCGTTACCTTTGTGTGCCTTAAAACAACAGGAATGTGAAATAGAAATTAAGTTGAGTGAAAAGAAGGACTGTTTATACAATTGGTCTTCTATAACAGACACAA